TATACATATTTACTAAAATAAATCAATGAAATAACATATTTGATTATAAAGACTCAATAAAACAATAAATATATAAATAAAACTATTTACAAACATAAATAAAAGTGATAAGATAAATACAAGTTAAACGACAGATACACAGACAACAATCGAGATTGCAAACAAGGTGTCAGTCGTAAAACTTGTATATGGTGTACAGATTTACTGCACGATACATAATAATCTAAACAATTAAAGTGTAGCATATCTGAAAAGCAAAGTCAAATCTGGCTGAGCGATACCCAATTACAAAAGGAATTTGCACCTTGAAAAGTGAATAGTGAAATGTTAGACTAACTTCTGTTTTTATGGTATACTTTCCATATTATAATAGGAGGTGATCAGAGTGGACATAAATAATAATGCTGAATTATCAAATACAATCAATAATTTAATCAAAGAGTCCGGCATAAAAAAAATAGTACTTGCTGAAAAAATGGGTATTGTAAATCAAAATTTGAATCGTAAAATAAATAAAAAAAATTTATCTTTAGACGAAACAAATGATATCATAAACCCATTAGGATATAAAGCAAAAATAATAATCGAAAAAGATTAAAAAAATAATCAAAAACGATTGACAAACATAAAAACATATGATACTATATAATCACAAAAGGAAATACAAAAAGTCGTTGCTAGGCTACCAACCAAAAAAACAACGACTTTCCCACTTCTTGAAAAGTGATTATATATTTCTAACACTTATATTCTAGCATTTTAGTATTCACTTTTCAAGTCGTGTTTCACAAATTCTTGTGAAAAAATTCCTTTTTAATAAAACTAAATAAAGTGATTTCTCTATCTTATAGGGGAAAGAAAGAAGCGAAATAGACCGTTCCACGCGTATAGCATCATTAGTCAGACAGCGCAGACGTGCATAAGGGTTGAATCAAATTATAAGTCAAATAGTCAGAGTGTTTGAGTTGTAGTCACTGGTTACGGCGGTTTTGAAAAAGTAGACTTTCAAACGTATATAGGATTGACAAGCGAAACATTGATTTTGCATAAGTCATAATATTAAATAACTTTCACTTCCAACAAAAAGGAGGTGAAAACGTATGTATTATATAACATACGACAATGAAACAGTCGTGTACAATTCCGACCATAAGCAACTTGTAAAGTGTCCAACGGAACAAGAAGCAAAAGAATATATACACGACAACTCATAAATTATTGTAACTTGTAAATCAGGACTTGTCAAGTCGGCAAGTCCTTTTCAATTATAGGACGGAATAACAAAAATTAAAACCTTGTATAGGCACGACAAAAATAAGACCTATCAAGTGCAACACTTCCGCATTAAGATTTTCCAGGAAGAAAAACAATGTGAAAGACGTGTGACGGTGGCAAGGAGTACACACAAAAATAACTAGGAATTGCAAAAGCATCGGAACGGCTTATACTTCCGAAGGCTCGAGATCAGCAATGCCTCATAGTTGTGCTGACATGAAGGAGCTTGTATATCTCCTTTTTAAAACAGATTATACACGGTATGAGAACAGCCGAAAAAGTTAAAAGCCGTCAGCCTACGTAGAACGGGGTAGAAAATGCAGGCAGGGAGCGAACATAATGAGCGAAACCGGTTCACTTTAAGGAGTGTTAAAAAGCCGGTAACTTCCTAAAGTATTATAAAGAGTACTGAAAACAAATAAGCCGGAACGAGAGAGCCGGAGCAGTGGGAGCGCCAACTAACCCGATGAAAGCGCAACTCTCATTTTTATTTTGACTATGCAAGACATAGAGGACAAGCAAAGAAAGATCTGTTTCGGGCAAAATCAGAAAGCTAGTACCGAGTACGAAAGTAGTAGAAACGACTTTACTTCTAATGTTTTCACATATGGCTTGCGTAGCTGAGAATAAAAGAGAATAACAATAAAACAAGTAAAGGAGATCAAAGGAATGTTTAGAAACAAATTAGCGAAAGAGATTGAAAAAATTGAGAAAAGAATTGTGGAACTTGAAAACAAGTTAGATTTTGTATTTTCTCATTTCTCACCAGAAGATAAAGGTGTAGAAGAAAGCGTTATGCTACTTTCTGAAAACATCGTGTTCCTAAAGCAGAAAAAAGAAAAGTTAGAAGAAACATTTTGGAGTTTAGTATAAAAGGAGATCAAACAAAAATGAGAAGTAAGAAAAGAAACATGAAAACAAAAATCAACGAGATCACAACTCTGTTAATGCCGGTTGTCTTTACGGTCGGAATGGTTGGTTACTGGCTAGCTTTTGGATATTAAGAAAGAGAGGTAGTAAAAATGTATACTTTTAAAACATCAAATGAAAATATCGTATTTTCGGCGGTTTACTGTGACTGTTGTAAACACAAATGGACAGCTACAAAATATGCCAATAAAAATGGTAAATGGATTAAAACAGATTTCTATAAACGTTTTGATACACTGGATGAACTGAAAGAATTTGTTGAAAATTATGAAGAGGCTGAAAACAAATATTATTTTTCTGAAGATAACCGGGAATCACTTCCGGAAATAATGAATAAAACATTTACAGAGGATCAGCTCAAAGAAGTTTATCGTGATATTGTAGATAAAACAGAATATCATGACTTTCAGGAATGGTTCTTTGATATGCTAAGAAGCGGATTGATATTATATATATAAGGAGGAAAAGAAAATGAACAAATCATTATTAGAGATTTTAGAAGAAGAAAAACGTGCTTTAAGAAATGTAGAAAATTTTAAATACTCAAAAGATGGTATTTTGGAAATGGCGAAATCTGAAACAGAGGAATCAAATATTCAATCTTGTTTCAGAATCGCCAAAGAATACGAGAAAAAACTGGAAAAGGAAGAAGAAAAACTTCTTTCTATCAGAAAAGAAATAAAAGAATATTTTTCTTTTTTGGAAAATTTATAAAACATGAAGCTTGACCTATCGGCACGACGGGGAGGAAGAGGTAAATAAAATGACTAGAGAAAAAGAAATTGAGATTTTAATGGAAGACGGATGCACAAGGGAAGATGCGAAGAGACATCTGGAAGTAGGAACAATTGTTTATGAAGACTTTGAAGAGCACATCGAAGACTATTTAAAAGAATTATGCCGGGGCGACGAGGACTTTGAAGAAGTGCTGAGGAAAATGATCGAAACAAAAGAACCATTTCCAGACTGGGGCATCGTAGAATTAAACGGGAAAACTTATTATATTATGTATTGCTTGTAATGAAAACGCTGACCTATCGGCATGACGTGGAATCAAATAATTATGAAGGAAAGCTTGTCCTTGTAGAAAGAGAAGTAAGTGAATATAAAGTAATTGAATAAGCCGGACACCTTCCGGCACTGTCAAGAAAAATTAATGTATTGTATTTGATGAATAAGAACAAATATGTTATAATTATTAAAATTGAAGGAGAATATAACATTGAGTGATACGGATGAACTTGTAATCGTTGGAAAATACAATACAAAATTTAATAATATTCTAGGAATCAATCTGCCTGAATTGGAAATATATAGATCAAATGGACTTAAAACGCACATGATAAAAAGAAAACATTTCAAGGCGCTAAAATATATTAACAATATATCTGAAATTATAAATAGTCCTGACTATGTTGGGATTAATCCGAATGAAGAAGGAAAATCATTAGAGCTGATAAAGGTATACAAAGACAATGTAATGATTGGGATTAAATATGATGAAAGAAAAAATTATCTTTATGTTTCTACGATGATGGACATACATCAAAGTAAAATAGATAGACGTTTACATAGTGGAAGATTAAAAAGTTTTTTGTAAAAACATTGACATATTTTTTGTAATATGGTATATTATATGTACAAACTGATATAATTGGTAGTAACATAGATGTTTTTGAGGTCGGAAAAGGTTCCCGACACACTCTGAAAAGAGTACCTGAGATGCTGGATACACCGCCCAGCCAAAAATATCTATGTTTTTTATTGTCTAAAAACAGGAAATCCTTTATAATAATAAGGAAAGGAAGTGGTTAAAGTGACATTACAACAACAAATAGAAATGGCAATTGCATATTCTGGAAGCGTTACAAAAAAAGAAATTGCTGAAAAAATGAATGTTACTCCGTCAGCTTTCGGTCAAAGGCTAAAAACGGGTAAATTCACGAAAGAAGAACTTCAAAAAATTGCTTCTATTTTGGATGCGGAATATATTTCAGTATTCCGATTTAAAGATGGTAAAGAAATTTAAGCAGATATATCTGCTTTTTTCTTTAGAAATAAAATGTAGAAAAACCTACAAAAATATAGAAAAAACTATTGACACCTTTGCTAGAAGGTGTTATATTAAAAGCACAAAGATTAAGGAAATCCTACAATATAAACGGATAAACTTAATCTTAAAGTACATTGATAACTTCATATGAAAAGCCGTGAAGGATATTCCAGAACCGCCCCAGCTAACGTGTGCGTAGTGGCACAAGGGCAAACCTGGAATAAAACGTGGAAGAACTTAGCGAATAAAGCGGAAAGCCACAGGAAGGATAACGGCGACCTAGTCTATCGGTAAAAGTCCGATACTGACGAGCAAGAGCGAAACTAGAAGAGAATAAGAAAACATACATAAAGAAAGGGCAAAGGGTGGAAATTATGAAAGAATTTAGAATTGAAAATAATAAAATTTACAGCAAAAGTGGACTTTGTGAAAAAACGGATATTTTTGAAATAGTGGATAAAATTCCGTCTGGTTTTTTTGTCTGGAATATCGGAGAAAATATGGGAAGTGATGAATATATTCCACTTGCACAGGATCTAAAGCCTGGCGATAAGGAAAGTTTTGAGATAAATCCATACACGCTTAAAGCTATCAAACTTGATTCCGAAGAAGTAAAACTTTTAAGAAATGCTGCAAGCGTTGGAGTTAATAACAGAATCACCGCAGAAAAAGCATTAAAAAGCAAAAGAAAAGGATATTGGAGTAATAGAAAAAGAGAACAGGCAGAAAAAACAATTGAAATCTTTAATCGAATAACAGCGTAAAACGAATTTGTTTCAGCATGGCTTTATCAAAAATTGTAAGAAATACAAAACTTTATACTAGACAGGAGGAAAAATACAATGTTAGCAAGAACAATAAGACATGAAGAATTAAAAGGCGGTTATACAATGGGAAAGAAAACAATCATTGATGCCTGTGAGATTTTCGGAGAATTTGAAATCATGGCAATGTATGAAGATGGCGAAGAATTAGAAAGTAAAACAGTATCAACGGAAATCGAAGCTATCAAAGTATTTGATGATCTGTTTATGAAATACGCGGAACCATTACAGAAAGCACTTTATAACAAATTACAGGAAGGAAAAAGATATACACTTGTATATCTGAACGAATTCGGCTTCCCAGTAGCTCAAAAAATTACTTTCCATTCCATGAAAGCAAAAACATATGCACAGTATAGTGATGTTATGGAAATGATTTTTACACCATACCGAAAAAGAACACAATATAGAAAACTCTTCTATAACTGTTCTATGATGATTTTTGAAGGTTGGCAGGATTTAAAAGAAGAGGAAATAAAAGAAACTCTTGAAGATAATAAAAATGTAAAAATTACAAAATCAAAATATGGCTGCTTTGACAGTAGGTATATTGATGATTTAGAGAACTGTTTTAAAAATCCAGTTGTTATCTTTAAGAATTATAAAACAGGCACAAATGGGAAAATTTACGCATAGTAAGGAGAAATAAACTATGACAAATAGATTTTTAAGACGTGTTGTCAGTGAATCAATCATTGATACACGGAAATACAGATATACATACAATACAGGAAATGGAAACATTGAGCGTTTACCACTGGAAAAGCTAAATACAACTTATGCTTTAACAGATTGGGAAGTAGTCGGAAACGTAATGGATTTATAGAAAGAGGTTTGAATGATGAAGCGGAAAATATTATATATCGGTGCTGTTGCAATTATTTCTTTTACCACATTTATAATAGGAAGAAACTCGGCTGAAAACGTACCGGAACAAGCTCAGGAAACAGTCGCAGAATTTCCAGAGACATATATCGACACAACACAAATAACAAGTGTAGCTATTGGAACAGAAGGACTTGAGTTAAACTTTTCGGACGGAACTGGCTATTATATCGAAACAGACGTTACACCGGATAGGGGATATATCAATGTAAATGATATAAAAGGTTGGGAAACCTGGAACGATAATGAAAAAGTATATCTATCTGTAGGTGATTGGGTAATCAGCAAAGAGCCATATACAACAAATACGAAAGCGGAAAGAATGGAATAGGAAGAGACATGATGGAAAATTTTTATAACAAACATCAGATACAGTTAATTAATATCACACAGAGGAAACGCCAGATTGAGCTGATCTCGGTTGAAAGAAGTGGAACGAAGCAAAAGGAAAGGAGTCATGATTATGATAACAGTAGGAAAATCTTTAGCAGATTATACGTTTGAGGAATTGGAAGCCTTGGATAAGAATATACTAACGAATGAAGAGTATGAGCAGATTCTGGAGAATCCTCTCGTAACATTGGAGATTTTAGGAAGAAGTACATACAGACGCGGTAGAATATGGATAGATGTTCATATCGAAAATGAAGAAAGACAATGTAACATAGATGTATACGTTTAGAAAGCACTTGTAATTATACAGGTGCTTTTATTATAGAAAATTTTACATATTAAAGGAGAATAAGAAAATGAGTAGAAATGGAAGGCTTGAGCCTATGGAAGTTGAAACAATGATGGATGAAGCAAGAATGCTGAACAACATTATTGAAGTTGGTGAGAGAATGATTGTATCTGACAAGATGGAAGAGGCAAGATCTAAGCATGACGGAAGAGAAAAGGCAATTATCAGTATCAATCCTTTGCTTATTCATGTCCCAGACTGGCAGAGAGATTTGACAATATCTACTGCAAAGAAAATCGGTGCAGAATTTAGTCCTTATAAATGGGATTTACCAAAAATCATGCATAAAGATAATAAATTCTATGTTGTTGATGGAATGCATCGTGTTATAGGTGCTTATTTTGGTAATATGAAATTGATTCAGGTTGAAGTGCTAATAGGAATCACGGAAGCAGAAGCAGTTGATCTGTTCTTATCTCAACAAGATGATAGGAAAAATATGACGCCAGTTGATACTTATAGTGCTGCACTTGTGGCAAAGAAAGAGGAATACGTCAGATTAAAAGCTATCTGCGATAGAAACCATGTAGCTGTTAAAGGAGACAGAAAACCGGTAGAGAATCCTATTGGTGTTTTAACTCCTATCTCTGATGGTGTAAAAATGTCTAAATTTTGCCCGGATTTATTAGATAGAATTTTGAAACTTATTGTAAATCTTCAATGGAACGGAGGAAAAAGTTACAGAGAAGGTAAGGCGTTCAGTGCAAAAGTATTAAGAGTATTCAAGAAACTGTATGCTTATTATTCAGGAAGAGAGACAGACATGGAAAGAGTTCTGTTGAACAACTGCAAAGGAAGTAAGTTTTTTAATGATAATTTATCTGAAAAATGGCAAGATTCATTATTTGATTTTCTTTCAGATATAATTGAGAAAAATATTGATATTCCTGTAATTGAAGCAAAAACAACACGGAGAAGAACATCAAGAAAAGCATCTGTAAAAACTGCTTAATACAACTTACATATTACGTTCTGTGAGTGTCACAGCTCACAGGATGATTTTCTAAAATTACAACAAATAAACACAACATAAAGGAGAATAAGACAATGGAGATTTTGAGTGAATTTGCAATTTCCAGAAAGAAGTATTGTACAGTCAAAACAAAAGGTGGAGTATCTGTGATGGAAAAATGGGAATATAACAATGCAAAGAACAAGTATATGAAGAATTGGAGGAAATAGAAATGGGTGTAGTAGAAACAGTAATGACGGAAAAAGAATGGAAGAAACATAATAAAGACTGGTTAGAAGGATATGTATTAGCGGAAACAAACCAAAGATTCAATCGTTGGAAACGCAGATTGAACTTTCAAAAGTTTTCTGGATTGATCTTGTTGCTAATTGCGCTGTTTATGACGGAAGCGGACGCAAAGGTATATGTTGCTGCACTTGGAGTTGTGCTAGTGATGTATTGGAAACCATTTTGTAAATAAGAATTATTAGAAATGCTCTTTAGACTCTTCAATCTGTGTATCTGTTGAATAACGTAGAACTTTGGAACAACAAGGAACAGCTTTTGCTGTTCCGTATGTTATGAAAACAAATAATGATTTTATTAGGAGGAAATTATGATGGAAAGATTTATAAGAGAATATGCGAATTATCAGAAGAAAAATGTTTCTAATATTCTTGTAAACGAAGAACACAGAAAAGAAGCTGTTAGAAGAATAGATAGAGCTGTAAAAGCAAGAGAAAAGGATTTAGTTACAGTTGATGAAACAATAAAAATGATTCTAGCGTGTTGTGGAGATAACGCATAAAAAGATAATTTTAAATGGAGGTTTTGAATATGATTATTAAATTTAAGGCATATGCCTGTATGAAAGATAAAGAATGTGGATGGAAAAGGATTGAAGAATCCATACATGAAACAGAAATAGAAGCAAAAAAAGCTGCCTTACATTTAGAGGGAAAATACCCAGAATGTGAAACAGGAATTCACAAGTATTATATTTTCAGAAAAGAAGAGTGGGAAAAAGAACAGTACACAGGTGTAAGTAATAAAGATGGAAGAACAAAAACATGGATGACAAACGATGAAAATGGATGTGTTTTACTTTTCGAGGGAATGCATTTTGAAATTTTATAAATAATATATCTATTATATAGAGAGCATATGAAAGCACGATTTTAAAAGAATAGGATGATAAAACAATGATGAAATTTACAATGAACGCAAAAGAATTAAAAGCAATGATGGAAAAAGGATTGGCAGCCATTGATAAGAAAGTAACACTTGACAGCTTGAAAAAGTTATATATGCAGGTCGAAGAAGATGGAACGGTGAAAATGTGTGGTACCGATATGGAACATTTTGCAGAAATAAGAACAAATAATGCATTTGACACAAGTCCAGGTGTTTTGGGGATTGACATTGACGATATCAAGATCATTTCCAAAATGAGCGGAGATGTTACGCTAGAAGATGTTAGCACGGAAATGCAGCAGAGAATAAACATAAAGTGCGGAAAAAAGATTGTTACTATTCCACGGTGTGCGAATACAGATATTTTTCTTCCAGCAATGGATGATACAGAAGCGCATATTATTACAACAACGGAGAGTTGGTTATTGGAAACAATCGCTAATCTTTCTTTATTTGTGGCAGGAGATGACGCTAATAAAATGATGAACGTATTCAACTTCAACACAAAGCGGAAGCGTGTAGAGGCTGTGGACAATCACAGAATTGGGACGAGATCACTTGAGAATCAGAAAATTATCACAGAAACGGAAAATCCATTTGACACTGTAAAACTCCATGTGAAATGCTTGCCGGTATTCAAGAAAATCATGGATAAAAAATCAGATGCGGAAGTCAAAGTATATCAGGATCAGAAATATATCAGAATTTCCGGAAAAGATTTTACATACGTTATCAGAAGAATTGATGGACAATATTTCAATATTGAACAGATGTTGTGTGATAGCAGAGATTTTGTATTCAATGCTGATAGAGAAGAAATGTTAAAAATTATGAAGTATAACGCAGATATGGTAAAAGAAGAAAAGGAGCCTACTATCTTTCATAGTGAGAACGGAAAACTTTACACATATTTGCAGACTTCCAGATATCAAACTTTTGACGAGATTGAAACGGAAAATCTTGTAATGGACGAGGACTTATTTATTGGATTCAATTCACATTATCTTGTGGATGTATTATCAGTTATTGATTCAGAGAATCCGGTATTCAGAGGAAGCAAAAGAAATGCTCCAATGTACATTGATGGAAATGAGTACAATTTCTTGATTCTTCCGATCAATATTGCTGAAGAAAGTTATATTATAAACTATAAATGAGCAAGTTCGTGATTTTGCATAAAAGAAAGACACCTCGATTCCATGTGTTGTATAATGAAAGTGCC